GGTAGGCGCACGCGTGGGGCTCGGTGCACCCGATGGCTTTCGACTTCTCCAGCCCCGCATGCAGTTCAGGCGCCACCGCCTGCACGGCAGACGCAGGGGCTGCGGCCTTGATCGCGTCCAGCGCCCGCGCTGCGATGCCGATGAACTCCCACGCTCGGCGGGCGTGCCATTCGCGCAGCCCCTCAGGGCTCTCCTGCCCGCTGCCAGACATCTTGGTGGTGGTGGTCTCGGTCAAGGCGGCGTCGAGTGCGACGATGACCTCGTTCGTGCGCCAGATCGGGCGCGTCTGGTCGGTGTGGTGCTGCAGCGCATCGCGCGCCGCGGCCAGGAGGTCGATTAGGGCGGTCATGGGGTGGTGCTTTCGGCGAGTGCGGCGCGGATCAGCCGCAGATACCGGTGGTGCATGGTGCGGCGGCTGGCGGCGTGCTCGCCGGCCAGCCAGCCCTCGACGGTCTTCAGGCTGACGTCGGCCAGCTCGGCGACGCGGGGCTGCGTGAGTCGGTGGGCGGCCATGAGCGCGCGCAGTTCAGCCGCAGCTCCACCGACAGCAGGCGCGGCAGCAGGTCGCGCGCTGCGCTTGGGTCGGCGGCCAGCAGGGCCAGCAGCTGGGCGCGGTGCGCGCGCAGCGATAGGGCGATCAGCCATTTCACGTCGCCCCCGAGTTCCGGCGCTGGGCGGCGCGGTAGGCCTGCCAGTAAACGGCATCCAGCTTGTCGAGCGGCGCCTCTTGGTGCCGGCCCCAGGTCGAGCCCTCGCCGACTTCGCGGGTGCCGATGATGAGGGCGGCCTGGGCGCGCAGGCCGGCGCGGTGGGGATCGACTTCCGGCGGCACCGGGATCGGCTCGCCCGGGACCGTGGTCCCGTCGTGGGTCAAGTTCAGCATGGTCATCGGTGGTGGTGGTGGTCAGGCGCCGGCCTTCGCGCGGGCGATGGCGGCCTCGTAGACCTGGCGGGCGCGGCGCTCGGCCGTGCTGCGCGGGCGGTGGACTTCGATCAGGGTGGTGGTGATCGCGCGCTCGGTCAGTGCCGGGTGGCGCTCCAGCACGCGGGCGGTCAGCTCGGCCAGGCCCAGGTCCGGGCCGAGCTTGCTGATGACGTGTGCCGCAGTGCGCATCGCGCGCTCGATCTCGCCGACGGGCGGGGTGGTCTTGCTGGTCATCTTGCGGCTCCGGGTTCGTGTTGGTGTGGCCGGACTGTAAGCCCTGCGCAGCAGGGAAAGACGGAATAACCCACTGCGGCGCAGGGTGTTGCGCCAGATTTTGCGGCTGCACGCGCGCGCGGGCGCGCCCTACAGTCCCGGCCCATGAAACGCTTTCCGATCTTCCGCCCTGGCCGGCACACGGCCGCGTCCGGTGTCGCGCTGGACTTCAGCGAGGATCAGCTCCGCGCCGCCGTGGCCGCCTACGACCCCGCGCTGCACGAGGCCCCGATCGTCGTCGGCCATCCGCGCGACAACCACCCGGCTTTCGGCTGGGTCGGCGCCCTGAGCTACGACGAGACCACGGGCGAGATCGTCGCCGACCCGACCCAGGTCGACGCCGACTTCGCCGAGCTGGTGCAGGCCGGCCGCTACAAGAAGCGCAGCGCCTCGTGGTACTTGCCCGACGCGCCGAACAACCCGAAGCCGGGCACGCTGTACCTGCGGCATGTCGGCTTCCTCGGCGCGCAACCGCCGGCGGTCAAGGGCCTGAAGGACGTCAGCTTCAGCGACGCCGAGGAAGGCGTCGTGGAGTTCGGCGAATCGCGCTGGGCCTTCAACGCGATCGCGTCCGCCTTCCGCAACCTGCGCGAGTGGCTGATCGCCGACAAGGGCACCGAGACCGCGGACAAGGCCCTGCCCAACTACCTGATCGGCGACGTCGAGCGCGCCGCCAACGAACCCCCGGCCGACCCCGGCCCCGCCTTCAACGAGGAAGACCCGATGACCATCGCCGAACTGCAGGCCCAGGTGGCCGCCCTGACCGCCGAGCGCGACCAGCTCAAGACCCAGGCCGGCCAGGCCGCCGACTTCGCCGAGCGCGAGACCGCCCTGGCCGCCCGCGAGGCCGCCGTGGGCAAGGCCGAGGCCGCCGCCGCGCGCGCCGCCGTCGAGGCCCGGGTCGATGCCGTCGTGCAGGCCGGCCGCCTGCTGCCTGCCCAGCGCCGCGCCGCGGTGGACTTCGCGTGCGGCCTGGCCGCCGCCGAGGCCTCGATTGACTTCGGCGAGGGCGACAAGGCCGAGAAGATCACCCAGCGCGAGGCCTACCTGCGCCAGCTCGAAGCCGCGGCGAAGGTCGTCGACTACAGCGAGCACGCCGGCGGCACCGGCACGCCGCCGGCCGGCGCCGCCGACCCGCAGAAGGTCGCCGACCTGGCCCGCGTGAAGATCGCCGAGGCCGAGAAAGCCGGCGGCCACATGAGCTTCACCGAGGCCGTCCACCTGGCGACCGTCGAGCTGTCCGCCTGATCCCAGGCACCACCACCACCACCACGGAGCCTAGATCATGGCAATTCGTACCGAGGGCCTGCTGCAAAAAACCTTCGTCGCGGGCGCCGCTGTCTCGCCGTACCGCATCGTCAAGCCCGGCGCCACCGACGCGAACGTCGTGCAGGGCGCGGCCGCGACCGACAAGCTGATCGGCGTCGGCGACAGCCTCGGCGCGTCGAGCGGCGAGACCTTCGACGTCATCCTCGACGGCATCGCGCTGGTCAAGGCCGGCGGCACGATCGCCTTCGGCGACCCGATCACCAGCGACGCCACCGGCCAGGCCGTCGCCTCGACGACCCAGGGCAACCGCGTCGTCGGCTACGCGATGGAGTCGGCCGTAGCCGGCGACCTGGTCGGCGTGCGCATCGCGCCGAGCACCCTCTGACGCCGGCCGCCGGCTGACCACCCAACACCAGAAACGAGGACCACGACATGCGTGCACCCTTCCAACCGTCCCCGCAATACACCGCGATCGCGCTGGCCTACACCAACAAGGAACTGATCGCCGATCAGGTGCTGCCCCGCGCGCCGGTTGCGAAGCGCGAATTCAAGTGGGATCTGCACGAGAAGTCCGAACGCTTCACCGTGCCGACCCTGCGCGTCGGCCGCAAGGGCACGCCGTCCGAGGTCGAGTTCACCGCGACCGAGCAGACCAGCAGCGTCGACGACTACGGTCTCGACGACGTGGTGCCCTACGAGGACATCGAACAGGCCGCCGGCAAGCCGGGCCTGGATCCGCTGGGCCGCGCGACCACCGGCGTGACCGAGCTGATCGCCCTCGGCCGCGAGAAGCGCGTCGCCGATCTGGTGTTCAGCGCCGCGACCTACCCGACCGGCTCGAAGGTCACGCTGTCGGGCAACGACCAGTGGAGCGCCTACAGCCAGGCCGCCAGCGACCCGCTGGAGGACATCCTGGCCGCGCGCGAGGGCATGCTCATGCCCCCGAACACCCTGGTTCTCGGCTCGCAAGTGGCCTACGTCCTGCGCCGTCACCCGAAGATCATCGCGGCCGTCAACCCGAGCGGAGGCAACGCCGCGACCGGTGGCGTCGTCAGCCTGCAGGCCCTGGCCGATCTGTTCGAGGTGCAGCGCCTGCTGGTCGGCTCGGCCTGGATCAACACCGCCAAGCCGGGCCAGACCGCGAGCCTGTCGCGCATCTGGGGCAAGCACGCCGCCCTGCTGCGCATCAACCCGCTGGCCGGCGTGCGCGGCAACGACATCAGCTTCGGCATGACGGCCGAGTACGGCAACCGCGTCGCGGGCACCATCCCCGAGCCGAAGGTCGGCCTGCGCGGTGCCGAGCGCGTGCGCGTGGGCGAGACCGTGAAGGAGCTCATCACCGCGGCTGACTGCGGCTACTTCTTCGAGTCCACGGTCGTCTGACGCACCGCCCGCGCGGCCACCACCAGACGGGGGCCGCGCGCCCCCGTCGCCACTTCAAGGAATCGAGCCAGTGACCAAGACCGCCCGCGCCGCCCAGGCCGCCACCACCGAGACCACCGAGACCACCGAGACCGCCCAGGCCCGCACCTACGTCGTGCAGTGGGAGCTCAAGCGCAACGGCCAGCGCCTGCAGTCCGGCGACGAGATCGACCTGACCGACGACGAGCTGCAGGCCCTGGGTCTGGGTGGCTCGGCCGTGCTGCAGCTCAAGGCCTGAGCGTGTCGTCCTACCCGCAGATCTGGGATGCGGCCGCCGGCAGCTTCCGCCCGCTTCGGGCGTCCGATCTGGCGGGCGGCGGCGCGGCTGGCCTGATCCTCTGCCCGCCCATGATCTACGACCCGGCGCAGGGCGGCACCCGCCCCCTGACCGCCGCCGACTTCGGGACGGGTGTCCGTCCGGTCGACAGCGCGCTGGTCTTCGACACCAGCGCGGGCGGATTCCGCCCGATGACCGCCGAGGACTTCGGCGGCGAGACGAACCCCGTCCCCGCCAACGCATTGACCCTTGGCGGCGAGCCGCTGACGCTGGGCGGCGAGTACCTCACCATCGGTGCGGCAGAATCAATGCCGGAAGGCGCGATGACGCTGGGCGGCGACCCGATGACGCTCGGCGGCGACTACATGACCCTGGCGGCCTGAGCCGCCGCACGAAGGACAAGCACATGGCCACCAAGCCGATTGAGACCCTGAGCAGCGCCGACCAGGCCACCGCACGCACCGGCCTCGGCCTGGGCACGGCCGCCACCCAGGCCGCGACCGCGTTCGCAACCGCCGCTCAGGGCGCCAAGGCAGACAGCGCGCTGCAGGACGTGGCCGGCATGACCACCGCGTTCAACGCGGGCACGTCGACGCAGAAGACGGCTTTCCGCTCAGCGGTGGCGGGGGATGGGATTTCTTGCCTCATCGCCACCATCGGCGACAGCCGAAACTTCAACGAATTCTGGACCGATGCCACGTTCCGATATCAGCCCGCTCAGGGCATCGGTAACTGGGCCAATGCCCTGAGCGGCCAGAAGATGAAATATGTGGCGTACCGGGGCGTCGGAGGGAATACCACGCGGGACATCCTGGCCCGCATCGACGCGGACCTGGGGTCATTCAATTTCGGTCGGCTGCAATTCCAGTGCGACATCAACGACGTGATGAGCAGCGCAGGCATCCCGACCGATGAGACCATCGCCAACTACATCACC